GAGGAAACTTCAAGCAGTATAATGATGAGCGTGTCAATAAGTTAAGAGATAAAATGTCTTATCAATTAATTCCTAGCGCAGAAAGTTGGAAATGAATTTATTATTACGTCCTTTAGATAATCCAGATGATCCTGTGTGGTCAGTAATTATTATGGTAATCCTTGCTGTGGTTGGTGCGGTTTATACCATCATATACATACTAGGAATAGATGAGAGGGAATCCCATGGGAGCATTGACACCACCAAGCAGGAAGAGTTGCTACAACTTCCGAGTGACGGAGATCAACCGTGTCCTTGATGGTGATACTATTGATGTTACTATCGACCTCGGGTTTGATTTATACAAGAAAGAAAGAGTTAGAGTTGCTGGAGTTGATACGCCAGAGAAGAGAACGAGAAATCTAGAGGAGAAAGCTCTTGGAATCGACGCAACCAACTGGCTCAAAGAAAAACTCGAAGGCACGTTGGCTGGTGATGATGAGTTGTCTGTTAGGACTGAACTTGTTGGTGGCACTGGCAAATATGGGCGTCTTCTGGGTTGGTTATACATCGGGGATGACACAGTGTCACTCAACGAACAAATGATCACAGAAGGTTATGCTCACGCATACGATGGTGGCACCAAGGATATGAATTTAGAAGCACTACGAGAGATAAGGAGAAAACATGGAACCCTCATCTAAAGAAAATGAATGGTATTGTACCATGACATTAGGAATCGATGAAGTCCGATGTCTGTATGATCACTATGATTATTCAATTAAGATGTGGCCAGGTTCCCCTGCACGTCCTGCTGAAGAACAAGTTCTTCTGGATATAATGAAGAAGAGAATGTTTGCTATGATGGCAGAATACAATTTTACGGAAATGTAGACAATACACAAATTGTTAGTATTCTTTACACGATTTTTACCTACATAGTCCTATAATACTTTGTAGCGTAGTGTAACACAATGCTCGGACTCTATGTATTAATCACTTGTTTTATTCTACTTGTAGCATATGCAGGTATGGAAGAAACGGTGCGTCTATTCGCGTACATTGATCTAGTAATTAGATATCAATGGGTTAAATTTAGAATGTTTATGATGAGGCGTAAATTAGAACAACAACTCATAAAGGATCTACCTGATTACAATAAACTCATAAAGGAATTAAAAGATGACCAACGATAAGGAACTGTCGGATCTCAAAATTGAGAGAAAAGAATGTCCTAAATGTGGTGCTGCTTGGATTAACGGCAAACATGTGTTTAGAGGTACTGCTGCCTCTTACGACAAGAGTGAACTAGACCTAGCTGGTTTGGTTTGCAATAAACTAGGTGACGAAACATGCATCAATCCTAGGAAAGGACAAGATGGTGGAACTACCTGGGAATATAGGTCTGGATACATTGATGGTGTGTACTCCGCAAAGAAAAAATCAATGGAAGAAATGCGTGATCAATTTGGAGATCTCTAAATACTAGTGGTGAACTAGTTTTCTTATGGCAACCGATCAGATTTATCTTGGTAATCCGCTTCTAAAAAAAGCAAATGTCAAGCAAGACTTTACCAAAGAACAAATTGCAGAGTATGTAAAGTGTGCTCAAGATCCAATATACTTTACAAAAAACTATGTAAAAATTGTTTCTCTTGATGAAGGTCTGGTGCCATTTAAGATGTGGGACTTCCAAGAGGAGTTAATTAAAAAATTTCATAGAAGTAGATTCAACATTGCGAAGCTACCTCGTCAGACTGGAAAGTCTACGACGGTGGTTTCGTATTTGTTGCATTATGCGTTGTTCAACGATAGCGTAAACATTGGTATCCTTGCTAACAAAGCAAGTACGGCAAGAGATCTACTTGGTAGATTACAAACAGCATATGAGAATCTACCGAAGTGGATTCAACAGGGTGTGGTATCATGGAACAAAGGTTCTATGGAGTTGGAGAATGGCAGTAAGATATTGGCAGCTTCTACATCTGCAAGTGCTGTCCGAGGTATGTCGTTTAACATCATCTTCCTCGATGAGTTTGCGTTCGTACCAAACCATATTGCAGAGTCGTTCTTTGCCTCTGTTTATCCTACTATTACTTCTGGTAAGTCAACGAAAGTAATTATCATCTCTACCCCACAGGGTATGAACCACTTCTATAAGTTGTGGACTGATGCACAGAATGATAGGAATGGATATACCTGGCATGAGGTACACTGGTCGCAGGTGCCTGGACGTGATGAGAACTGGAAAGCAGAAACAATTAAGAACACGTCCGAGAGACAGTTCACACAGGAGTTTGAGTGTGAATTTCTTGGATCTGTTGACACACTAATCTCTGCTGCTAAACTGCGAGCACTGACTTTTATTGATCCCATCTCTACAAACAAGGGACTTGACATCTATGAAAAACCAACAACCAACGGGGAATATATTATTACGGTGGATGTTTCTCGCGGTATTGGGGGAGATTACTCTGCTTTCATTGTTTACGATATTACTACAGTTCCATATAGGATAGTAGCAAAGTATAGGAACAATGAAATCAAACCGATGTTGTTTCCCAATGTCATTAATGATGTTGCCAGAGGATATAATAATGCATGGGTTATGTGTGAGGTAAACGACGTAGGGGACTCTGTGGCGTCGATTCTAAATTATGACCTTGAGTATCCTAATGTGCTTATGTGTGCCATGAGAGGGCGAGCAGGGCAGATTGTAGGGCATGGATTTTCTGGATCTAAAACACAGCTTGGTGTCAAGATGAGTGTCACCGTGAAGAAGGTTGGTTGTGCTAACCTCAAACAAATTATTGAAGATGACAAACTTATCTTTAATGACTACGAAATTATATCAGAACTTACCACGTTCATTCAGAAGAAGCAATCCTTTGAAGCTGATGAAGGATTCCATGATGACTTGGTAATGTGTATGGTAATCTTTGCTTGGTTAGTCCAACAAGATTACTTCAAAGAACTTACTGATAACGATGTTCGTAAACGTATCTACGATGAACAAAAGAATCAGATCGAACAAGACATGGCACCATTCGGATTTATTACCACAGGTCTAGAAGGTGATGAAGGATTTGTAGAAGATGGATCTCATTGGGAGTATGGTGATACACAGGAAGATGTATCATACATGTGGAGTATCTAATGAACGTAGAAGATATGTTCGATCTAGGTACTGTTCTTTTCCAACAAAGAAAGTGTAGAGCTTGTGGAAAAACTAAAGATTTAACTACAGATTTCTATAGGTCTAGACCAGACAGGACATCTTTGTCTGCGTGGTCCTATGAATGTAAGGACTGTACCAAACAAAGAGTAACGAATAAAAGAAGAAAATATAAGGAAGATATCTATCCAGACTGGTAAAGGGTTCGTGCATTGTTTCCCCACTTGAACTTTCCAAAAATCTAAATACCTATAGATCAAATTTGGTTACTCAAGGAGAAAATACATGGCAAGTCAAGTCTCGCCTGGAATTAGATTAAGAGAGCGTGACCTATCTAATGCTGTTGTCGTAGGTGCATCGGAGATTACCGCTGCTCACGCATCAACTTTCCGTAAAGGTCCGATCGGAAAGGTAGTGAATATTTCATCACAGAAAGAATTAATTTCAGTTTTCGGTGCTCCCACCGACGCAAACGCCGAGGACTTTTTCGTAGCATCGGAATTCCTAGGATACGGCGGTCGCCTAGCAGTCGTTCGTGCTGCTACTGGCGTAAATAGTGCATCCGTAGCTGGCGGCACAGTTGTAGTCAAGAATGACGATGACTGGGCAGCAGGTAATGGTGCAGGCAACATGCTAGTTGCAAGAACACCTGGTACATATGGCAACGCACTTAAAATTGTTACTGTTGACCGTGGTGCTGACCAGCTGGCAACATTGACCGCAGCACCTGCAGGACTCGCTGTTGGTGATACAGTCACGTTCACTGGTGGTAAGAAAGCAGTCGTATACGGATGGGATGCTGGAACACTTACTGCTTCACTAATTCTGGATGATCCTAACACCAGACTAACAACTGCTGATAGCATCGACACACCTGATACTGGTGTTGTTTCAGGTCTTACTGCAGTCACCGCTGGTGGTACTCTTTATGAGACCGCATCTGCTGTTGCAACATCTGGTGGATCTGGTACTGGACTTACCCTAGACCTCACAGTTTCTGCAGGTCTTCCTCTAACACTAAATGGTGGTGCTGGTGGTTCTTCCTACGTTACAGCAACTGCTCAAGCAACCACAACTAATGGTACTGGTAGTGGACTCACTGTTGATATCACAGCTGCTGGCGGTTCTATCGTTTCTCTCGCAATCAATGCCCCAGGTAGTGGTTATGCAGTAGGAGACACGATCACCGTTGCTGGTGGTGGTAACGACGGTGGCGGTTCTATCGCTACTGTACGTGGTGGCGTTACTAGCGTTGCCGTAGCAGCAGGTGGATCTGGATACGTTAGTGGCGATACAATCACAATTGCTGGCGGTGGCGCAGACGCAACCGTCGATATTGCATCCGTAACTGATACTGCAATCACAATCACTACAGTCAAAGATTGGTACACCAACACTCTAATCCCTGGCACAAGTCTAACACTTGGTGCTATCGGTCCTCGTCCTGGTACTTCCCAGTTCGCTGCTGACAGAGGTGTTTCTTTTGACGAAATGCACTTCGCAGTTATTGATGCTGATGGATCAATTTCTGGCGCAGCAAATACTGTACTAGAAAGAGTTCTGTTTGTTTCCAAACTGTCTGACGGTAGAAACACTGAAGGCGCTGCTAACTTCTACAGAGATGTAATCGAACAGCAATCAAGCTTCTTCTTTAACGGCACAGTAATTCCTGCTGGAACACAACCTGCATCTGCTGGTGGTGGTACTTCACTAGATCAACCTTCTGCATCTTCTGCTGGCAAGTTGCTCCTAGTTGGCGCAAAAGCATGGACCCTAACTGGTGGTGCTGACGACTACGTATACACCCCTGCTGAAATTGAAGCAGCATTTGATGAGTTCTCTGATACAGAACTAGTTCCTAACCTGAACTTTGTTCTAATGGGTGGTTCGCTCGCTACCGAAACTGACACCAAAGCAAAAGCAAATAAGGTTATCAGTATCGCAGCAGCAAGAAAGGATTGCATCGCATTCGTTTCTCCACACAAAGGCAACCAAGTTGGAACTGCTGGCGCACTAACTGCGATCCAGCAAAGAGAGAACACTCTCAACTTCTTTAACGGCATGACTTCTACGTCATACGCTGTATTTGATAGCGGTTACAAGTATTTCTACGACCGCTTCAATGACAAGTATCGCTACATTCCTTGCAATGGCGATATCGCTGGTCTGTGTGTTGCTACTAGTAGCCTCCTCGATGACTGGTATTCCCCTGCTGGTGTCAACAGAGGTTCCCTCCGTAACGCTATCAAACTAGCATACAATCCAAGCAAGGCAGACAGAGACGAACTTTATCAGTCCAGAGTCAACCCTGTTGTTGTATTCCCTGGTAGTGGCGTCACTCTGTTTGGCGACAAGACTGCACTTGCATCACCTTCTTCCTTCGATCGTATTAACGTTCGTCGCCTCTTCCTCAATGTTGAGAAGAGAATTGGAGATCTTGCCAAGACAGTTCTATTTGAGCAAAACGATGCGACAACCCGTTCTTCATTCCTAGCAGCTGCAAGCAGCTACATGTCCGAAGTTCAGGCACGTCGTGGCGTAACTGATTTCCTCGTGGTATGTGATGAGTCCAATAACACCCCTGACGTAATTGATCGTAACGAGTTTGTTGCAGAACTATTCCTGAAACCAACTCGCTCTATTAACTACATCACAGTTACATTCACAGCAACGAAGACTGGCGTCTCGTTCTCTGAAGTAGTCGGTTCCTGATCAAATATCCATAGAGGCAAAAACAATGGCTGGTATTAATTCTTTTATTTCAAAAATTGGTGAAGGCGTCAAGCCTAATATGTTTATGGTGAAGATTCCTTTCCCAGGTGGACAGGAAGATGCAGATGTAAATCTACTCTGCAAATCCACAGCACTCCCAGCATCTAACCTGGGAGTGATTGAGGTTCCTTTCAGAGGAAGAACAGTTAAGATCGTTGGTGATCGTACATTCGACACCTGGTCTGCAACCTTCTTCAATGATAAGGAAATGAAGATCCGTGGTAAGTTTGAGACTTGGTTGGCTTCGATGAACGCTCACGAAGCTAACAATGCACCTCTCTTCACACCTAGTGAAGCAGATCCTGGTTACATGAAGAAGATGATTGTCCAACAATTGAGAAAGGACAGCAACCCAACCAATGACGATGGTACTGGCGCAACAATTCTTCGCCAGTATGACCTCCACTATGCATTCCCAACTAGCATCTCCCAGATCGATCTTGCTTATGACAGCAACGATCAGATTGAAGAGTTCACAGTTGAGTTCCAGTATTCTTACTGGACAGCAACGTCTGGAGAGAAAGCGTTCAGTTCAGATGTAAAGGGATGATTTTCTGACCTGATAAATAGTATTATCAGGTAATCAGATCGATTAATTATGAGTCAACTATTTGGTTTTTTAATCAAAGACGGCGGGGGGAATAAGGGACAATCCCCTGTTCCCCCTAATAGTGATGACAGCGTAGCCACCGTAGCAGGTGGTTATTTTGGTACATATGTAGATGTTGAAGGCGTCTCCAAGAATGAGTATGAACTACTCAAGCGATATAGAGACATGTCGCTACACCCAGAGGTAGACACCGCAATCGATGAAATTGTAAACGAGTTTGTTGTCAGTGATGCTGACGATGCACCCGTTGAAATTGAATTGTCAAATTTAGGTATGGGTGCAGGGGTCAAGAAGAAGATCCGTGATGAGTTCGATCACATCTTAAAGATGCTGAATTTTGACAAGAACGCTCACCAGATTATTCGGAATTGGTATGTGGATGGTAGGGTATATTACCACAAGGTCATTGATCTTGAAAACCCAAAGCAAGGAATTTTAGAACTACGAAACATTGATGCAGTCAAGATTCGTAAAGTTCGTCAAAAGATTGTTAATCCAGAAGTAGCAGCAAATCCTCAAGCAGTCAAAGGTACTGCACTTGCATATGACTGGGGTGATTATGTAGAGTATTACATTTATCAACCAAAGGGTTTCTCTGGTTCGATGACGATGCCACACAATAGTGCATCAGATTTCTCAACCAATAATGGAATCAAGATTGCTTCAGACTCTATCGCCACAGTAAACTCTGGCGTTATGGATCTTAACAAGAAGTACAGTCTGTCCTTCTTGCATAAAGCAATCAAGTCTCTCAATCAACTCCGCATGATTGAAGATAGTCTAGTTATTTACAGACTATCAAGAGCACCAGAACGTAGAATCTTTTATATTGACGTTGGTAATCTCCCCAAAGTTAAAGCGGAGCAGTACCTACGTGATGTCATGGCACGTTATCGTAACAAGCTTGTATACGATGCTAGCACTGGCGAGATTCGTGACGACAAAAAGCATATGAGTATGCTTGAGGATTTCTGGTTGCCCCGTCGTGAAGGCGGTCGTGGTACAGAAATCACAACTCTACCTGGTGGTCAGAACCTAGGCGAGCTTAAGGACGTTGAGTATTTTAGAAAGAAACTATACAACTCTCTGAATCTCCCACCCTCTCGTCTCACTGACGACAACAAAGCATTCAACCTTGGTAAGTCTACAGAGATCCTACGCGATGAACTGAAATTTAGTAAGTTCATTGGTCGTCTCCGTAAACGTTTCTCTCGTTTGTTCCATGACATTCTTAAGACTCAACTGATTCTCAAGGGCGTTATCGCTCCTGAAGATTGGGAGGACATGGAAGAGCATATTCAATATGACTTCCTGTTTGACAATCACTTCAATGAGTTGAAGAAACAGGAGATGATGATGCAACGCATCACTCTCGTTACACAAATGGATCCTTTCGTTGGTAAGTATTTCTCCACAGAATACATCCGTCGTCAGGTTCTCATGCAGACCGAGAAGGAATACAAAGAAATCGATAAGCAGATGCGTGTTGATATTGACAGCGGTATGGTAATTGACCCTGTTGATGTTACATCTATGGATATGATGGATCGTCAAAACGATGCTTTCAAACCTGAACTAGATGCACAGTCTGCGGAAGACGATGCTACTAGAGAACTAGACAAGGCAAAGGAAATGGAGAAGCTAAAACCTGCTGCTTCGCCTGCAAAACCTAAAGCTGATAAATAAAATATAACTCTTGATTATAATATGGACACACCATTAGAGTCTGAACTCGTTGACATTGTTGATTTGATTGCTGACAAGAAGCGTGGCGATGCGTTAGATAAGATTAACGATTATCTATACGGCAAAGCACAAGACGTTATTGATCAGTACAAGCAAAGTGTAGCATCTAGCTACTTTGATGAACCTACAGATACTCCAGAAGAATGAAACTCATTACAGAAAACATTGAGGAGGTCAAACTTTTGACCGAAGAAAAAGACGGTCAAAAGTGTCTCTACATTGAGGGTGTATTCCTCCAATCGGAAGTAAGAAACCGTAACGGAAGAGTATATCCATTTTCTGTTCTGGAAAAAGAAGTAGGTCGTTATAATGAAGAGTACGTATCGAAAGGTCGTGCGCTAGGAGAATTAGGTCACCCCGATGGTCCTACTGTAAACCTTGATCGTGTATCCCACAGGATCACAACACTCAAGGCTGAAGGTAATAACTTCGTGGGCAAGGCAAGAATTCTTGACACACCAATGGGCAACATTGCCAAATCTCTCCTTGGTGAGGGTGTGAAACTTGGTGTTTCTTCTCGCGGCATGGGTAGCATTGATAAGCGTGAAGACGCTAATTATGTTATGGATGACTTTATGCTTGCGACTGCTGCTGATATCGTAGCAGATCCTTCTGCCCCTGATGCATTTGTAAACGGCATCATGGAAGGAAAGGAGTGGGTATGGGACAACGGTCTCCTAAAAGAGAAAACAGTTGCTAAATACCAGGGATACATTAGTGAATCATCCAAGAAAGATTTGGAAGCGAGGACTCTAAAAGTCTTTGAACACTTCCTGTCAAATCTCTAACTTAATAAATAATCATAGAAATAGCTATAGAAATTCAAGGGGAAACTCACATGTCAGATATGTTAAAGGAAAAATTTGAGGAGTTTGTAACTGAATCAGGTCTAGTTGTTGAAGCTGGCGATCCAATGCCAACAGTATCTGCAGCAGTTATTCCTGGTGGTGGCGGTTACGAAGCGTCTAGTCAGTCCAAGACCGAAGTCAACTCCAAAGCTGGAGCTGGCGAAGGTAAGGCTACTGTAGGCACCGACGCTGTTAACGGTTACGGAGCTCAACAGTCAGTCACCGATAACGGTGGTCCACGTCCAGACGGAAACGATGAGGGCGAGGATAATCCTGGTGCTAAAGCATCTGCCCCTGTTGGTGCTAAAGGCGCACAGAGCGATGGTACTGCACAGACCTCTAGCATCAACGATGCTGGCGACCAGGGCAAGACTGTTACCGTTGGTGCTGATGTAGCATATGCAACCAGCACTGGTCCTGATGTAACATATCCCATCAAGCCTTCCTTTGAATCCCTTGACATGAGTGCAGATGTTGCAGCACTCACCGAAGGAACAGAACTCACTGAAGAGTTCAAAGAAAAAGCAACAACAATTTTTGAAGCAGCAGTCAAATCCAAACTATCTGAAGAGTGGGCAAAACTCGAAGAGCAGTTTGAGACTCGTGTCTCCGAGCAAGTAACATCTGTTAAGGCAGAACTTGCAGAAGAGGTAGGTGGTACTATCAAGTACGCCATTCAAACATGGTTGGAAGAGAACCAAGTATCCATCGATCGTGGTATTCGTAACGAAATTACTGAAGACTTCATCGCTGGACTCAAGAATCTCTTCCAAGAACACTACATTAATATTCCCGATGACAAAGTTGATGTTGTTGAAGGAATGACTGAAGATATTCGTAAGATGGAAGACAGCCTCAACGAACAGATTGAGCGCAACGTGAAACTTCAAGGTCGTCTAGATGAGTCTGCAAAAACTGTAATTCTGAACATCGTTTCAGAAGGTTTGGTAGACACTCAAAAAGACAAGTTGGCATCTCTAGCAGAAGGCGTAGAGTTTGAGTCGGAAGAGAAGTTTGCAGAGAAGGTTAAGACCCTCCGCGAATCATACTTCCCAGCAAACCCTGCTACACCTGCAGCAGAAGCTACTGATGAAGCACCAGTTGAAGGCGGAGAAGTAACCCCAGCAATGGCGGCATACCTCAATGCTATCAGTCGCTGGAACTCATAATAATTTAACTCCCTAATCCAATAAAGAAAATGTTTAACGCAGAACATCTTCAGGAAAAGTGGGCACCTGTTCTTGGTCACGAAGGCTCCTCGCCTATCGATAACCGTTACAAGAAAGCTGTCACATCTGTCCTCCTGGAGAACCAAGAAAGATTTATGCGCGAAGAGCGCGGTATGCTAAACGAAGTTGCAGTTAACAGCCTTGGCGCTGGTACTGTTTCTCCTTCTGGCAGCGCACTCGGCAACGCTAACACCGCTGGTCTTGCAGGTTTCGACCCTGTACTTATCAGCCTCGTCCGTCGTGCAATGCCTAACCTAATGGCATATGACGTTTGTGGCGTCCAACCAATGAGCGGTCCTACTGGACTAATCTTCGCAATGCGCTCACGCTACGAGAACCAAGGCGGCGAAGAAGCCTTGTTCAACGAGCCTGACAGTGCATTCTCCACAGCACATGACGCAACAGCTGGTGCTTATACACCTAGAACTGGCGCTGGTGTCGGTGGCGATTCAGAGGGTAACAACCCTGCACTTCTTAACGACTCCTCACCTGGAACCTACGAAGTAGGTCGTGGCATGAGCCGTGAGAACTTGGAGAAGATGGGCGAAGCTTCCCGTCTGTTCCGTGAGATGTCATTCAGCATTGAGAAGACTTCTGTGACTGCAAAGTCCAGAGCTTTGAAAGCAGAATACACCTTGGAACTAGCACAAGACCTCAAGGCTATTCATGGTCTAGATGCAGAGCAAGAACTTGCTAACATCTTGTCCAGTGAAGTCCTTGCAGAAATCAACCGTGAAGTTGTACGTACAGTATATCAGGTTGCTAAAGTCGGTGCTCAAAACAACGTTGCTAACGCAGGTATCTTTGACCTAGACGTTGACTCCAACGGCAGATGGTCAGTTGAGAAGTTCAAAGGACTTCTATTCCAGATTGAGCGCGATGCTAACGCAATTGCTCAAGAGACTCGTCGTGGCAAAGGCAACTTCCTCATCTGTTCTGCAGACGTTGCAAGTGCCCTAGCAATGGCAGGCGTCCTTGACTACTCCTCTGGTCTAACTGGTGCTGGTGGTCCTTCCATCGGTGATGTTGATGACACTGGCAACCTTTCGGTTGGCACAATCAACGGTCGCATCAAGGTCTACGTCGATCCTTATGCTGCTAACCTTTCCGACAAGCACTACTACGTCATCGGATACAAAGGTACTAGCCCTTATGACGCAGGACTATTCTACTGTCCTTACGTTCCCCTCCAAATGGTTCGCTCGATCGACCCTGACACCTTCCAACCAAAAATTGGTTTCAAGACTCGTTACGGCATGGTCAGCAATCCTTTCGTCACCACCAACGGAACCTACAATGGTACTCCAGATGGCGAAACACTTTCGGCAAACGCCAACATGTACTACAGAAGAGTACAAGTTATCAACCTCATGTGATTCATCACCAGGTTTCTTACAGACCTCCCTTCAAGGGGGGTCTTTTTTTGTCTAAATAATTAAAGACTATACCATGGGGTTATTATGCCATCCCTAGATGAGGCAGCTGCGAAAAGAGAACAAGCAGCAGCACAGAAAGAACAGAATAAACCAAAACAAATCGAAAAAGTTACCGAGCAAGTACCGAGCAAGTCACCAGTCAAAACGATTGCGTTGACACTAGGTGGACTCTTTGCCTTGGCACACATTGGTTTGTTAGGTTATGTAATTCACAGACCAGAAAAACCACAAGTTCCACAAGTACCTACAATCAATATCCCTCGTGGAGATTATTCGTCATACAGAATTAAAGCTGGTAAGGATGGATATGAGATTGAGTATCGTGCAAACGATCCTAAAGTTCTAGAGTCACAAAAAGCATTAGACCTCAATAAAAGTAAGAAAGGATTTTTTGGTGGTCAGCAAGTTGAAATGCGCCGCGAGTTCCGTCGTGATCAATTCACTATGGAAGGCACCCGTAATATGGGGGTAGGAGGCGCTGTAGACGGCGAGGGAAAGTTGACTGCCCGAGAAGAAGAGTGTTTAGTGGCGGACGCTGGCGCACGGTCCCAGGGTGCAATGGCAGGTAGTGCTATCGCTGCTGGTGTTGCTGTTCCTGCTGCTATGAGTATTCCATATGTAGGATGGTTGGCTGGTGGATGGGCTCTACTCCTCGGTCAAAAAGCAGGTTCCAGTCTAGGTTCTACCGTAGGTACAGTCTTTAATGACTGCTAAATAGTAGTGCTTGGGATGCTGACATGTCTGCTGATTGGTACAAAAAATTACCGCAAAACAGAAATTTCTTAACACCTACAGGGTTTAAATTTACCCTAGAAAGATTTGGTGGTGTTGATTTTTTCTGTCAATCAGCTAGTATTCCAGATGTTTCTATGCCAACTATTGAAGTGGCAACACCCTTTAGAGGTGTACCCATTATTCCTGGTGGTGGTGTAGAATACAGTGATCTAACGGTTCGGTTTATTATTGACGAAGATCTATCCAACTACATGACTGTATGGAACTGGATCAGAGACAATGGTAATTCAGAATCATTTGATGGAGAAGGAGAAGGATACTCTGATGGTATTCTACAGATACTAACGTCTAACTTCAATCCAAAATATAGTGTAAGATTTGAACGATTAATGCCAGTGCAACTTACTAGTATTCCATTTGATTTTTCAGTGGGAGAAGTTGAGTTCTTTACAGCTAACGTTACTTTCAAATACACACGTTATACAGTATGTGATTTAGGATTACAACCTCTATGAATTTTAGTTCATTACATCAACGCTTCCAAAAAATTAAGGAAGAGTGGACCAAGGATACACAAATCGATTTTCAATTTAAGAACAAACAATACTCCGAAGATCTAGCACGACTTGCGTTGGAGATTCCTTTCCAGCACAATAAATATCTGAATCATTACACAGATCTTTCTCAAATTAAAACTTCATTAGAGTTTGAACATCGTAAACTCTTAAGAGATAAGAGAGAATATTATGGCGGTGAAGCTGACGCTAAAACATACGCAGAAAAACCTTTTGGTACTCACATCAAAACATCAGAGAAGATGAAAGTCTATCTGGAGTCAGATGATGAACTTATTAACACAGAAGCAAAAGTCAAGTACATTGATCAGATGCTTTACTTTCTCGATCATGTTATGAAACAAATCTCTAACCGTGGGTTTCAGATCAAAAGTGCTATTGAATGGGAAAAATTTATTAATGGAAACTAATGTCACATCTAGTTGTCAAGAAAAAGAATGAGGTCTATCTACAGATCTCATCAGAGCCTCACGTCCATCGTGAGTTGGCAGACTACTTTTCTTTTGAATTGCCAGAGGCAAAGTTTCTAAAACGCCAACCAAGATTTAGATATTGGGATGGTATGATCCATCTGTATTCTCCTGGTACAGGTGAACTGTATCATGGTCTCTTACCTCACTTGAAAGAGTGGTGTAGAGAAAGAGAATATGGTATTAAATTTGAGAACAATGATTGGTACGGGGAAGTAGAGGTAAGTAACGATTTCGTTTCTCCACCTGCTGTTGCAGATTGGATGAAACATATCTGCAAGTACAAACCAAGAGACTACCAGTACATGACTGTGTATAAGGCTCTCAAAAATAACAGAGGTTTGTTCCTGTCTCCAACAGGATCTGGCAAATCCCTTATGATTTATTCCATCGTTCGTTACTACGCAGCGGCTGATAAGAAGATTCTACTGATCGTGCCTACGACTTCTTTGGTAGAACAAATGATAAAGGATTTTAAAGACTATGGATGGAATGCAGATGAGTTCTGTCACACCATATATTCAGGCAAAGATAAGAATACTGACAAACCAGTTGTCATCTCAACATGGCAGTCAATCTACAAGTTTCCGAAAAGATACTTTGATGACATTGATTGTGTTATCGGAGATGAAGCACACTTATTTAAGGCAAAGTCCCTCACAGGTATCCTCACCAAACTCCACAACGCAAAGTATCGTTTTGGGTTCACGGGTACACTTGACGGTAGCAAAACTCATAAGTGGGTTTTGGAAGGATTGTTTGGTGCATGTGAACAGGTTACAAAGACAGATACTCTCATTAAGAAAGGGTTCCTTTCCAGCTTGCGAATTAAAATCCTAGTCTGTAAGCATGACTACAAATACTTCGCTGACTTTCATGAGGAGATGGAGTACATTGTAACACATGAAAAGCGAAACAACTTGATTAAAAATATTGTTAACGACATAGAAGGTAACACATTAGTTTTGTTTAACTATGTGGAAAAACATGGTGAACCTTTGTATGAGTTAATAAATAATTACATCAGTAACGACAGATCTGTATTCTTCGTTCATGGTGGTACTGATACCGAAGATAGAGAACAAGTAAGAGCAATCACAGAATGCGAATCCAACGCTGTCATTATCGCATCTTACGGTACGTTTTCCACAGGCATCAACATTAAAAAATTACATAACATCGTATTTGCTTCTCCCTCCAAATCCAGAGTTAGAAACCTACAATCTATTGGTAGAGTTCTACGTAAAGGAGATGGAAAAGATATTGCTACCTTGTATGATATCGCTGATGATATCTCTGGGCGTAACTATAACTATACTTTAAAACATCTTATTGAAAGGATTGCAATATATCAAGAAGAGAACTTTAAGTACGAAACTATAAACATAGACTTAAGGTAAAGAATGGAAGAAGAATTTTATGCAACGTTAAAGCTAACATCAAATGAGGAACTACTTGCTAAAGTATGTTACTTGACTGAAGAAGAATGTTTACTTGTGGAAAAACCCTTGCTGGTTATTCGTGCCACTCAAAAGAAAAGTGGTAGGCTTGTGGAAGGATTCTCATTAAGTGACTGGGTGATGTCTTCTTATGAAGAACTATACGTTCTAAAAATGGAACAAGTAGTAACCATTACTGAAATGGATAAGAAGATAAAAGGATTCTATACCAGTCACTTATCTAGAGAAGATGATGATGTACCTACAGATAAGATGTCAAAAGAAATGGGGTATCTAGGATCAGTAACAGATCAAAAAAGTAAATTAGAAGATCTATTTAATAGAAGCTAGTATGTCTCTGTAACCCTTAACAGAGTTATTCTATAGGTGTTAGGTGTATTTGTCAAGCCCCTGTGGAAAACTATTGACTTGACACCAAAACAAATTTGTAGTATACTAGTAAAAGCAAACAGAAAATTATGGTAAGAAAGCCAAAAACCGAATACTATGTAAATAACAAAGAGTTTTTGGAAGCCCTTGTTGCCTATAAGTTTCGTGTTAATAGAGCAAAGGATGCTGGAGACAGTAGACCTATCGTCCCCAATTATGTTGGTGAGTGTTTCCTTAAGATCGCTACACACCTATCATACAAACCAAACTTTGTCAACTACATGTTTCGTGAGGACATGATCTGTGACGGCATTGAGAATTGCCTACAGTATATTGACAACTTCAATCCAGAGAAGTCTTCTAACCCGTTTGCTTACTTCACTCAAATTATCTATTATGCTTTCCTTCGTAGGATTCAAAAAGAGAAGCGTCAACTAGAGATCAAGAGTAAGATCCTAGAGAAGTCTGGTCACCAGGAGATCATGCACACTGATACGTATGATGGTGACATGGCAGGGATGAATGCTTCCTACTCTGACATGGGTAGTATTAAAGAAAACATTGAGACGAGAATGAACCGATGACAGTAGCACTTATTACAGATCAACATTTGGATGGTCGTAAAGGTTCTCTGGTATTCTGGAATTACTTCCTTAAGTTTTATGATGATGTGTTCTTCCCTACGCTAGAGAAGAAAGGTATTACAGAGATCATTGACCTAGGTGATACGTTTGATAACCGTAAAACCATTGACTTCAATGTCTGGAATCGAATTCGTACTCACTACTTCGATAGACTGAATGAGATGGGCATCACAGTCCATACCATTCTGGGTAATCACTGTGTCTACTACAAGAATACAAACGCTATCAACTCTCCTGATCTGTTGCTAGGTGACTATGATAATATTCGTGTCTACGATGAGACTTGTACTGTTACTATTGAGGGTACGAAAATTTGTTTTGTCCCTTGGATCAATAGGGAGAACGAAGAAGCGACAATGGAGCATCTCAAAAATACAGATGCAGAAATAGTCATGGGACATCTTGAGCTTGATGGGTTTGAAATGACTCCAGGCATGAAGATGGAGCATGGCATGGATCCCAAGATCTATAAGAATTTTAAGCAGGTCTATTCGGGACATTTCCATCACAAGTCAAGCAAGGGTAACATCACATACCTTGGCAATCCTTACCAGATGTTCTGGAATGACTACGCTGACACTAGAGGGTTTCATCTTTACGAACCAGCATCTAATAAACTGCGTATGGTAAAAAATCCTTATGACATCTTTAAAAAGATCTACTATAACGATGTAGATAAGGACATGGTTCTAGACTACACCCAGTTTAAGGATACTTTTATTAAAGTCATTGTTGAAGAGAGGCGTGACTATTACAAATTTGAAAAAATGATTGACCAGTTGTATAACTCTGGCGCTCATGATATCAAAATTGTAGAGACTTTAGTTGATGAAGATACTGTAGAAGAACCTAATCTAGAAGTCAAAGATACACTGACATTACTTAACGAGTATATCGATGAGGTAGAAATGTCCGTAGAGAAATCTGACCTTAAGAAACTTATGAGATCGCTATATATTGAGAGCTGTGAAATGGTTTGATGTCTTTCATCTTAACTCTCAAAGACTTGCCAGAAGGAGTTTTCTCTGTTGTCGATAAAGACACAGGAGATCATGTCATTCCTATCTTTGATGATAGAGACGACTGTGAAAGATATGCTGAACAACTATCTGATTCAGCATCTCAACTGGAATTGCAGATGATTCAAATTGAAAAACAACTAATTGTTTTCGCTTGCGAGCAGCGAGAGCAGAGATATGCTATAATCACTATAGACGACTTCATCATACCACCTGACGACTTAACATGATTACGTTTGAAAAAGTTCGCTGGAAGAATTTTCTTTCTACTGGCAACACATATACTGAAGTTGATCTGACCGCTAGTAAGACTAACCTTATTATTGGTACTAACGGAGCTGGTAAGAGTACCATCTTGGATGCTCTTACCTTTTCTTTGTTTGGCAAACCTTTTCGTAAGGTCAACAAACCAATGCTGGTCAACAGTGTTAACGAAAAAGATTGTCTAGTTGAGATTGAATTTACTACAGGACCAAATAAATTTCTTGTTAAACGTGGCATCAAGCCAGGTGTGTTTGAGATCTGGCAAAACGGATCTATGCTAGATCAATCCAGTAATGTCTCTGACTATCAGAAACATCTGGAGCAAACGATTCTGAAGATGAACTATAAGTCCTTCACACAAATTGTTGTGCTAGGTTCGTCCACGTTCGTTCCGTTTATGAGATTACCTCTAGCACAACGTAGAGAAATTATTGAAGACATCTTGGACATTCAGATCTTTTCTGTGATGAACACAGCACTGAAAGATAAGATGAAAACTTCTAACGAAGAGATGCGTGATGTTGACTACAGTGTTGACATGGCGGAGCAAAAGATTTCTATGCAACGTCAGATGATTGAACAATTATCTACTCGTGACGAAGCAAATATCAAAGAGAAACAATCACGTATTGAAGAGTTGTTGGTGGAAGAAGAAACCTGTCAACGATCTGTATCTACACTATGTGAAGAATCTGAAAGACTTTGTGAAGATATGAAAAGTCTTTCAGCAGCAAATAAAAAATTGATAACTTTAAATAACTTGAAAGGAAAACTAACAAACAAGTTTTCTAGTTATAAGAAACAGCACGAATTTTTTGCAAAGAATGATACATGTCCTACGTGTAGTCAGTCAATCACACATGAGTTGAAAGAACAAAAGACTAGTGAGATTACCTCAAAGTATAAAGAACTTGTCTCGGCAATCGAAGAGATTCATTCTAACATTGAAGACGAGCAGGCAAGAGACCAGCAGTACACTGTAAAAAATCAAGAAATGAATGGCATTCAACAGCAGATTGCTGGGTATAATGCTACTGTTAATCGTATCCATAAGAACGTCAAGCAACTCTTTTTGGATGTAGAAACATTACAAAATTCCAAGGATGATAAGTCTGAAGAGTATGAGAAGTTAAAATATCTAGAGAAGGAACATGATGATCTGAAAAAACAGATTGCTGTTGTCAAGAAAGAACGAAACACTTTACTTGCAGCTGGACAACTACTTAAAGATAATGGTATCAAAACCAGAATCATTAAAAGGTATCTACCAGTGATGAATAAACTCATCAATCAGTATCTGCAGAACATGGACTTCTATATTAACTTCGCACTAAATGATAGTTTTGAAGAAACCATCAAGTCAAGGTTCAGGGATATCTTTTCCTACGAGTCTTTCTCGGAAGGAGAGAAAGCTCGTATTGATATCGCTTTGCTGCTTACTTGGCGTTCTATTGCTAAACTTAAGAATTCTGTTGATACTAACATCTTGATCCTGGATGAGATCTTTGACGGATCTCTTGACAACAATGGTACAGGAGAACTTGGGTGGATACTACGTAACTTTGATGACAACACAAACGTCTTTGTCATCAGTCATAAGGAGAGTTTGGAAGGAAAGTTCGACCGAACACTCACCGCAATCAAAGAAAAGAACTTCAGCATTATGCAGGAGACACTTTCCGAAGCGGCATAGGGAGGGTCTTCGGACCCTCTTTTTTTGTATATAATATATGCATCAACGCAAGAGACCCGATGAACACCGCAGAAATCAAAGGTAACCTCGCTCGCCTGCTAGCCACCGAGAACCTGGTGGTTGAGCATCGTAAGGTCTCCACTGCATCTTTCAACGTAGACACCCGTGTCCTCACCCTACCCCTCTGGAACGCCTCTAACAGCGTCTATGACCTGCTTGTAGGACACGAGGTAGGTCATGCCCTCTATACCCCTAACATCGACTGGGCAGAGGTTGCACAGGTGCCTAAAGATTATGTCAACGTGGTTGAAGATTCTCGTATCGAGAAACTGATGAAGAGAAAGTATCCTGGACTTACCAAAACTTTCTTCAAAGGTTATCAAGAACTTGATAACGATGACTTCTTTAATATTAAGGACGAAGAACTAGAAACCATTTCTTTTATCGATCGTATTAATCTTCATTGTAAGATTGGTGCCTTTTCGGTTATGCCTTTTAATGAAGTAGAACGTGAGCTGGTTCGTGAGGTAGAGAACTGTGAGACTTTTGATGAAGTCATTGTTGTTTGTCAAAAAATTTATGAGTATTCACAGCAAGAAAAAATTGCTGATGCAAATCAAAATGCAACTGCTCAAGGTACTACAGAAAAAGTTGAGTCTTCAGATACTACAGAACCATCCAACACTGAAACTACTGATCAGGGGCAATCCATACAGCAAGATGGTGATGATGAGGGAGAACAGTTAGATGAAAACATTGCTGCTGGTGGAAATGCTGGTGGTGATAGAGCTGAAACACAACGTTCGTTTGATGAAAACATACAGGACTTAACTGAAACTGCTCCATATTTTAGAGATCCTGTATACGTAGAGATTCCAAAGATTAATCTTGAGAATATTATTGTGGACCAGGCAGTGCTTCAAAAACATATTGATGCTCACTACAGTTGCCGTGATCACAAACGTTATGATAATCCTCTAGAATTTGCTGACAATAGTTTTGATCTCTTTAAAAAAGACTCGCAGAAGGAAGTCAACTACCTAGTCAAAGAGTTTGAATGTAAGAAAGCAGCAGACTCCCATGCTCGCACATCAACTGCACGTACTGGTGTTCTTGATTGTACCAAGCTTCACACATACAAGTACAATGAAGATCTATTCAAGAAAGTTTCTGTAATTCCTGATGGTAAAAATCATGGAATGATCTTTATTCTTGACTGGTCTGGATCTATGGCAAACTATTTGCAAGATACAATCAAGCAATTGTTGTCTCTGGTGATGTTCTGTCGTAAGGTAAACATTCCTTTTGAGGTCTATGCTTTCACTTATGAATGGAACAATCGTTTTCTCGATCCTGAAGAGCATGACTATGATCCAGATGCAGTACAGGACAGATGCGTTCGTGAAGAAAATAAATTCATGTTCCATAAACGATTCTCTCTCCTGAATTTGTTGTCATCTCGTTCAAACAGTAAGAACTTTGACAGTCAGTGTCGCAACATCTTTCGCATCGGTTTCTTCATGAACTCCTATGGTGTTTCTACACCTCCTGGTATTGACTTGAGTGGTACACCTCTCAATGAATCTATCATTGTGATGCATGAAATTATCCCAATGTTTAAAAAAATGACTGGGGTTCAGAAGATCAACACTGTAATTTTGACTGATGGTGAGTCAAACAATATCAGCTACAATGTTACTATTGGTGCTGGTAGTGAGTATACTTACTGGGGTCAACGTGCTGTTGATGGTGATGTTCGTCTTCGTGATCGTAAGACAGGTCATGTCTATAGACGGTGCGGATCTAATTTTAATGATTCCATCACTACCATTTTGCTTGAGAATTTATGTCACAATTTTCCTGAAGTAAACTTCCTTGGATTCCGAATCTTAACTGGTAATGATTTTTCTTACCTTTATCGCAATACATATAATCAACCTGCTGATGATGTTCTTAAAAAATGGAGGAAAGATAAGTCCTTTGTGTTTAAGAAACAACTTGGATACAATTCTCTGTACTTAATTGCATCTACTTCAATTAATAAATCATCCGACTTTGAAGTCAAGGATGATGCTACTAAAGCACAGATTGCTAAAGCATTTAAGAGCATGTTGAAAGCAAAGACCACGAACAAGAAAATCCTTTCTTCCTTTGTCGATATGGTCGCCTGACAAACCGTCCACTGCCCCCTAGTCTTGGGGGTTTCCTGTTCTATAATAAATTCATCAACGAAAAAGACAATGCCTCGTTCCGCTAACATCGATCCCAGCGCACTCCAAGAGTTTTTTGCTGACAACTATGGCAATGAGTTTGATAGTCAAGCAGTTCTGAAAGCTGCTGATCAATTTGGTGTTTCCTACCCTACCATTTGCAAACGTCTTGAAAAGTATAAAGTTAGTTACGGTAAGTGGAGTCTCACTGCCGAGCAACTAGAGCAAACCTATCAGGCACCCACTGCACAACCTGCTATTGAACTAAATCTTATTCCTGAAAAAGATGATTCCTTCATCCAGTTTGGTGATTTCGCTGATATTAAAAAAATTATTAAGTCCCGTATTTTTTATCCTACGTTTATCACGGGTCTTTCTGGTAATGGCAAAACGTTCAGTGTCGAGCAAGCATGTGCTCAACTCGGTAGAGAACTCATCCGTGTCAATATCACAGTAGAAACTGATGAAGATGATCTTATTGGCGGTTTCCGTTTGGTTGACGGTAATACTGTCTGGCACAATGGTCCTGTCATTGAAGCTCTTGAGCGTGGTGCTGTTCTCCTTCTGGATGAAATCGATTTGGCATCCAACAAAATTCTTTGTCTCCAATCTATTCTTGAGGGTAAAGGTATCTTCTTAAAGAAGATTGGTAAGTTTATTCAACCTACAGAAGGGTTTACTATCCTTGCTACTGCTAATACTAAAGGTAAAGGTAGTGATGACGGTCGTTTCATTGGTACTAATGTATTGAACGAAGCATTCCTTGAGCGTTTCTGTGTCACTTTTGAGCAAGAGTATCCTACTCCTGCTATTGAGTCCAAGATTCTTTTAAAACTATGTGATGATGCACAGTTTGTTGGAAAACTGGTAGACTGGGCTGACATTATTCGCAAGACTTTTAAAGATGGTGGTATTGATGAGGTAATTAGCACCCGTCGTTTGGTTCACATCGTCCAAGCTTATGAGATCTTCGGTAAACGTCGCATGAAAGCTATCGAAGTCTGTACTAATCGTTTTGACGAAGAAACTAAAACGTCGTTTATTGAACTCTATTGCAAAATTGATGAAAATGCAGATTACACATGGTAAACCACTTGACGTATCCATACATGGATGCTATCATAATCAATTGAGGTACATCTATCAAGCATGACTTTAAAATATAATGAAGAAGTTCTTCTCAAAGAGCTACGTGACTACATTACTGGAACCTATGGACAACACTATTCAGCAGGCAATGACGCAATTCAGACGTTAGATCTAATTGAAGCTTGTGGTGATGCAGAAGCATTTTGTCGCTCTAACATTCTGAAGTATGCTTCGCGGTATGACAAGAAAGGAACTGCCCGTCGTGACATCATTAAGATCCTTCACTACGGTCTTCTTCTCCTTCACTTCTCTGACAAATCTCAAATTACTGAAACATATTCTCAATGAGCAAACTCATTTTATCTAATGACACTCACGCAATCCTGAAGAACTTTGCTACAATCAATAGTTCTATCATGATTCGTGAGGGTAATACTCTGAAGACTATTAGCGTGGGTGAGAACTCTATTGCAGAGTTCAATTGCGAAGAGACTTTTCCACAGAGCTTTGGTATCTATGATCTGTCAGAATTTCTGACTGGCATGAGTTTGTTTGATTCTCCTGTTCTGGAGTTTGCCGAGCAGCATGTCAACATCATTGGTAATGGTCGTAAGGCACGTTACTATTTCTCTAACCCAGAGATTACTCTCAAGGCAGCACCAGAAAAGAATGTCAAATTCCCTGGCGCTGATATTGAGTTTAATATTTCTGCTGAAGACATCAAAGCTTTGAAGACTGCTAGCACGGTATACAGTCTCCCCGATCTATCATTCACTTCTGATGATGATCGTAACATCGCAATCAAACTCTTCAACAAAGAGGATGCTACTAGCAATGTATACGAGCAGACTGTCACTGGTAACTCTACGGGCGTTCATAATCTTTGTATGAAGATGGATAACCTCCGACTTCACAACGGTGATTATCATGTAGAAGTTTCCCAGAAACTAGTGAGCATGTGGAAGCATCAACGTCTTGACTTGAAGTATTTTATTGCACTTGAACCTTGATGAACAAGAAATTTTTATGGGTGGAAGAGTATCGTCCTCATACAATTGATGACTGTATTCTTCCTGCGAGCATTCTCAACGTGTTCAAAGGTTTTGTCGAACAGGGTGAACTCCCTAACCTGCTACTCCCTGGTAGTGCAGGTATTGGCAAGACCACTGTTGCGAAAGCATTGTGTGAGGAGATTGGTGCCTCATACATCGTTATCAATGGTAGTGACGAGGGTCGCTTCCTAGACACCATCCGACAGAAGGTGCGTACATTTGCTAGCACTGTCTCTCTGTCCTCTAGCAGCGCCCACAAGGTCGTTATTATCGATGAGGCAGACAACACCACCAACGACGTTCAGCTGTCGTTGAGGACCGCTATCGAAGAGTTCCATAGCAACTGTCGGTTCATCTTTACCTGTAACTTTCCTAATAAGATTATCGAACCACTGCATTCTCGATGCACTGTGGTTGATTTTAGGATCAAGAATGAGGACAAGCGAGAGATTCAGGGACAGTTTTATGTAAGACTGACCAAGATTCTTAAAGAGAATAATGTTACCTTCGACAAAGATGTCATTGGTAAGTTAGTCATGCGTTACAGCCCTGACTGGCGTCGTTTGATCAATGAGTGTCAAAGACATGCAGCTGCTGGTGAGATCAATGTAGATATCCTATGTGATATCGCAGATATCAAACTAGATGACCTTGTGAAAGCAATGAAGAACAAGGAGTTTACTACTATTAAAAGATGGGTAGTAGAAAATACTGACAATGACCCAAACATTGTCATGCGTAAAATTTATGATATCCTTTATGCTAACCTTAAAGGATCATCTATACCTGAAGCAGTTCTGGTTCTAGCCAAGTACCAGTATCAAATTGCTTTTGTTGCCGATCAGGAGATCAACCTGTTGGCATGTTTAACCGAAATTATGCTAGGATGCGAATTTAAATGACTGTACTACTGCGACTGTACTCTGGCGAAGATGTTATCTGCCAGATCAAAGAAGAGAATGACGAACGCTATCTTGTAGAGAATGCTGTTGTTGCTGTGCCTATGGAACGTGGACAACTGTCCTTTGCTCCCTGGTCTCCTCTTGCCAAAGAAGGAATTCCTTTGACTATCCCCAAAAACTATGTGGTGTATCAAACAGAATTGAATGAAAGTTTGACTCAATCTTATGAAGGATTGTTTTCTAAAGTAATTACTCCTCAAAAGAACATTATTATCTAATGAAAGTACCAAGTAAAGAAGAACTACTACACTTAAAAATTCAGGCAGCAATGCGTGAAAACTTTTTTGATACAGATCAGATGAAGTATCTTGGTGAACGTGTAGGTCACCATTGGTATCTGATTGGTGGTGTACATGAAGTTTCTGTAAGTGACATTGAAGATTTTGAATTCGCAGGCTATGTCGATGAAGAAGACAACTCCCCAGAACGTAAAGGAAGCGAATGAAGCTCTCTTTTATGCTACAATGAATCTACCTCATGCTGCAGCTCATTGTGGTATGACAGAACGTGAAATGAAAATGATCTTTCGTGAGTACCTTAAATATAATGACAAAAACTTTGAAGTCACTGAAGACGCCGTTGAGATACCCAGGAGGGAAGAGCAGGGCGGTAAGCAAACTGTTCCAGTACCTCCCAGACCTTTCCCTGGTAAGCGAGTATCGTGAACCATTTCTTGGTGGTGGTTCTGTTGCCATCGAGATTGGTAAACGTTATCCAAAACTAGACATCTGGGTGAATGATCTGTATGAACCACTCTATAACTTCTGGAGAGAACTCCAGGAGAATGGTAGAGAGATGCGTGATCAGTTGGTACAACTGAAGCAACGTTATTGTGAACCAGTATCAGCTAAAGTATTATTCCAACAAGCGAAAGGAAAAGTAAACGATGATCAGACATCCAATTTATCTCGTGCTGTTGCTTTTTACGTTGTTAACAAGTGCTCTTTTTCTGGTCTCACTGAATCCAGTTCCTTCTCAAAGCAGGCTTCAGAGAGCAATTTCTCAATGCGAGGCATTGATAAACTCCCAGACTATTCGTTGATGATTAAGAACTGGAAAATTACTAACTTATCTTATGAAGAGCTCTTCACCGACAATCGAGATACCTTCATCTATCTCGACCCCCCATATGATATTAGAGATAACCTCTATGGACGGCGGGGGAATATGCACAAGTCCTTCTGTCATGATACCTTTGCTAGTGACTGTGATCGCTTCATCTGTCCTCAACTTGTATCTTACAATTCGTCTCAACTGGTCAAAGATCGGTTCCAAGGGTGGACAGTAGGAGAATTTGCACACACTTATACCATGAGGAGCGTGGGGAGTTATAATACAGATCAAGCAGCTCGCAAGGAACTAGTCCTTACTAATTATGAAGTGTGAAGTCACCCTATTCGTAGCAGGCACCGTCTTTAAAGAAGAGGTGATTGCACGTAACTATTCAGAAGCAAGAGAAGTTGCTCTTGCTCGCAATCCAAATGCAAAAGTGATGAGTGTTACTGCTAAATTATGAGTTATAAACTTACTGATTATTTGTATTCAATTAATCAGTCGAAGAAAAATATACTGCATGGAGATAAGGAAGCTGTAAAAGGTTATCCTCCCTTCATTATTAATAAGTGCATGTCACATCATATTGATTCGATATTGTACGCCAATGAAATGAATATGCATCCTGAATTAGATAAGCAGATGCAATATGATTTTTTTATAAATAGTTTGAAACCTAGGAAGCGTTTCGCTCCTTGGGCGAAGAAGGAAACTCTTGAGCATCTTGACTTGGTGAAGCAATATTATGGATATAACCATAACAAAGCACTTGCCGCTTTAAGAATTCTCACGAATTCTGATCTTGAAACAATAGCAAAACTATTAGATACAGGCGGAACAAGATGAGCACTGAAATTGAAGTACAATGGCAACCTTCTGATATGGTAGAAGTTAGTCTGTCTGAACCAGACGATTTTCTGAAGGTTCGTGAGACGCTAACCCGTATTGGTGTTGCTTCAAGAAAAGAACGCAAGCTATATCAATCATGTCATATTCTACACAAGCAGGGTAGATATTATATCGTCCACTTTAAAGAGTTGTTTGCATTAGATGGCAAAAAAACAAACTTTACTGTCAACGATGTTCAACGAAGGAATCGTATTACCCAACTGTTGTCAGACTGGGGTCTCGTATCTGTAGTCGAAGCAGAACGTATTGAAGACATTGCTCCTCTCAATCAAATTAAGGTGCTATCATTTAAAGATAAAGACGATTGGATCCTAGAGTCCAAATACAATATCGGTCGTAAGAAGACTGAAGTATAATCCGAATTCAAAGGTAGGGTTTTACCACTCTACCTTTTTTTGTGTCTTGGTTAAATAGTATTGGATGCCTTCGGGGTCCACACAAAACACTCGCTAATAAAGGAGTTACTAATGGATAAGTTTGCATGGGATTCATATTCCCCACACTTTGTAGGGCTCGATGATATCTTTCATCGTCTAGATAGTATGTCAAATCATAATACAAACTACCCCCCTTACAATTTAATCAAGCATGACACCAGTAAGTATACTATTGAAATCGCTCTGGCTGGATTTAAACCAGAAGAGATTGAAGTATCTACAGAATCAAACATTCTCAAAGTTGCCACGAAAAATACAAGAAGAGATCCTGATGTCCAGTATCTCCACCGTGGAGTATCAAAGCGTTCCTTTATTAATACGTGGCAACTCGCAGACGATGTTAAAATTGGAGAGGTTACGTTCCTAGATGGTCTATTGGTTGTTCACTTAAACAAATATATTCCAGAGCATCAAAGAAAAATTGTTTATGACATTGCTGGTATTAAAGAGTTATTGTTAGAATGAAATCATTAATTATTCACTTGGTAGCCTTCTGGAATGTTGCTGTGGTAAATTGCGTCCAACCAGTCAACTGGCAGTATTGTTATCGAGTGGATCAATGGTTGATACCTGAAATGATACAAGGATACAAACTTTGGTCTGGTCAAACTAAACCATATCAAAACGAAAAAGAATATCTCATTACTAAATAAAGACATATCGTCGCCGCACGGGGGGTAACTGGCAAAATCCAGTTGACACCCCCCTTTTTTTGTGTTAAAATAAAGCAGTTCAATACTTTTCTATTATGGCAAACGCAATCGTAGTCCTGTCTGGTTCACACGAACGTCTTATTTGTGACCTTCAGGAAGTACGTGAAGGAGATGACAAAGAGGGTAAGCCTATTTGTCTCATCATGATTCGACCCTACACTTTGAACCTAGAACCAGGGTCTAACCCAGGCAACCAAGAAGTGCAAGTTCGATTCAATAAGTGGCTTCCATTCTCTATTGATACACAATTTAAAATTCCATTTTCTTCAGTGACATGTGTTGGAGCAGTGGATCCTGGTTTGGAAGAAGCTTATACAAGAACTGTAGAGCAAGCAGTAGCACAAGAACAAGCACAGGTGGAAGCGATGGCAGCAGCTGCTGACACTGGATTTGTTCCAGCAGTTGAGGAGGTAACTGATGCTGAAGCTCCTGCGGTTTGAGAGTCGCTGGATAGTCAGCGAAGTTGAAGAGATTCCTGGTGTTGAGTTCGGGGATCCCGATTGTGTGCTAAAATACCCCTGTGAGGTAACGGAAGATGGTCTCACCACCTTCCCACCTTTTTCCGATGACCGTGAGTTGGCGGTCAGGTCTTCAGACATCACTTTGATTGCTGAACCTGATAGCAAAACCGCATCGCTTTTTTACGAAACAAAATCTGAATGAAGTTTTACACCAGTGTTGAGCAAACAGGCAATACGATCCTAGTCCGTGGCTATGACCATGGTCTGCCTTTTGAGGATCGTGTCAAGTTTAATCCTACACTGTTTCTTCCTTCTAGAGTGAAGGAAGAATGGAAAACACTTGACGGTCGAAGTGTGCGCCCTGTGCAACAGGGTTCTATCGTGGATGCAAAATCCTTTATGGAAGCACATCGAGACCTAGAAGACTATGAAATCTGTGGTCAAACTCGTTTCCTTAATCAGTACATCTTTGAGACGTACCCTGATGAGGACATGAAGTTTGATATGAATCAGATTCGTATCTTTACTCTTGATATTGAGACGGGTGCCGAGAATGGTTTCCCTGACATCGAGTCTGCTGACCAGGAGATCCTTCTGATTAGTATCAAAGACTCTACAACGGGCAAGATCACAGTGTATGGTTCACGTCCCTTCATGAACACAGAGAAGGACGTGCAATACCTACAGTTCCAGACCGAGGAAGGTCTGCTGAAAGGATTCCTTCATGACTGGCAGGCAAACTGCCCTGATGTGATCACTGGATGGAACGTACAACTGTTCGATATGCCGTATATCATCCGCCGTATAGAGCGTATCCTTGGTGAGAAAGAAGCAAAGCTTCTCTCGCCTTGGAAGAACATCTATCCACGTAGGATCTTTATCAAGGGTCGTGAGCAACTTGCTTATGACATCACTGGTGTAGCAACACTAGACTATCTTGAGTTGTATCGTAAGTTTACTTACACCAACCAAGAGTCTTATCGTCTAGATCATATTGCATTCGTAGAACTAGGTCAGAAGAAACTAGACCACAGTGAATATGACACCTTCAAAGAGTTCTATACAAAAGACTGGCAGAAGTTTGTAGAGTACAACATCATTGACGTTCGCCTGGTTGACAGGTTGGATGACAAGATGAAACTACTAGAACTAGCTGTCACCATGGCATATGATGCCAAAGTAAATTTTGAGGATGTGTATTCACAGGTCCGTATGTGGGATAACATCATCTATGTGTATCTTGCACGTCAGAAGATTGCTATTCCACCTAAACGTAAATCACAAAAGGATGCAAAGTATGCTGGAGCGTATGTTAAGGAACCTATTCCAGGGATCTATGACTGGGTTGTCTCTTTTGACCTCAACTCCCTATACCCTCACCTCATTATGCAGTACAATCTCTCGCCAGAGACGCTGCTACCTACCCGTCACCCTAGCGCAAACGTCGAGAAACTACTTGCCAAGGAAATAGACACAAGATCCCTGGAGGGCGTCACAGTGTGTCCTAATGGCACCTATTATGACACAAAAACCCAGGGTTTCTTACCCAAGCTGATGGAGAAGATCTATCAGGAACGAACCATCTATAAAAAGAAGATGCTTACTGCCAAGCAGCAGTATGAGAAGACACCTACTGTCGAATTACAGAAAGAAATTTCTCGCTGTAACAACATTCAGATGGCAAGGAAGATCCAACTCAACTCTGCTTATGGTGCTATTGGTAACGAACACTTTCGATACTTTCGATTAGAGATTGCCGAAGCAATTACTTTGTCTGGTCAGTTGTCTATTCGTTGGATCAGTGACAAGACTAACAAATACTTAAACAATATTCTGAAGACAAATGACATTGATTACGTTATTGCTTGCGACACCGATTCTATGTATCTTAACCTCGGTCCTTTGGTGCAGGAGGTATTCAAGGGACGAGAGGCAAATGATGAAGTCATTGTTGGGTTCCTTAACAAGGTGTGTGAGGTGGAATTTGAGAAGTTTATTGAAAGTTCTTACCAAGAACTCTCCACTTATGTTCGGGCATACGCGCAGAAGATGAAGATGAAGCGGGAGAACATCGCTTCCAAGGGCATCTGGACCGCCAAGAAACGATATATCCTCAACGTCTGGGACAGTGAGGGTGTTCGTTACAATGAACCAAAGATGAAGATCTGTGGTATGGAAACGGCACGTTCATCCACCCCTGCATTCTTCCGTGATAAACTTAAGAAAGCTTATACCATCATTATCAATGGTGACAATGATGATGTGATTAAATTCATTGATGAAGTAAGAGAAGAGACAAAAAACCAAGAGTATCAGGATATTGCTTTCCCTCGTGGTTGTAATAATCTCTCCAAGTATCAGTCAAGAACTGATATCTATTCTAAAGGTACACCTATTCACGTTAGGGGTGCTCTTCTGTATAATTTTTACGTGAAAAAACACAAGATTCAAAATAAACATGCGTTGATACAAGAGGGTGAGAAGATTAAGTTCTTATATTTGAGAACTCCCAATCCAATCATGGAGAATACCATCTCCTTCATGGGTAGAATACCCACAGAGTTCAATATCGAAAAGTATATCGATCATAAGATGCAGTTTGAGAAATCATTCTATGAACCTCTCAAGAATGTGCTAAACTGTATTGGCTGGGACTCCGAGAAAACTATTTCACTACTATCATTTCTTTAATTATGGACTTCTTATCTTCTATCCTCAAGGACACCAAGAATGAGTTTGCTTCTCGTGCATCTGATGGCATTGCTGCTGGTGACGTTGAAACTTTTGTTGATACTGGCAGTTATATCTTTAATGCCCTGGTTAGTGGCAGCATTTTTGGAGGTATTCCCTCCAATAAGATCACTGCTCTTGCAGGAGAATCAGGGACTGGAAAGACTTTCTTTTGCCTTTCTGTCGTTCGTAATTTCCTTGATCTTGATCCTGACGCTGGCGTCTTATATTTTGAAACCGAGTCTGCCATTAGTAAGCAGATGATTGAGTGTCGTGGCATCGACTCTAAACGTCTGGTAATCTTCCCTGTTAATACAGTGGAGGAGTTCAGGACCCAGGCAGTCAGGATCATTGACAAATATATGGAAACACCTAAAGATGAACGCAAACCTCTCATGTTTGTGTTAGACTCTCTGGGTATGCTAGCCACCAACAAAGAAGTGCAAGATGCTGCGGACGACAAACAAGTTCGTGACATGACAAAATCTCAATTGATTAAGTCTTGTTTCAGAATTCTTACATTAAAACTTGGCAAAGCTAACATACCTATGTTAGTTACTAATCACACCTATGATGTCATCGGTTCTTATGTCCCTACAAAAGAAATGGGAGGAGGTAGTGGTCTCAAATATTCCGCCTCTACAATCGTTTATCTCGGAAAGAAAAAGGAGAAAGATGGAACGACTCTCGTCGGAAACATTATCAAATGCGAGGCTAAAAAGTCTCGTCTGACAAGAGAAGGTTCCAAGATTGAAACAAGATTGTTCTTTGATGAGCGTGGACTAGAAAAATATTATGGATTGCTTGAACTTGGTGAGGCAGGGGGTTTGTGGAAGAATGTTGCTGGTCGATACGAAATGGATGGTAAGAAAGTCTATGCAAAGGCAATCTTGAAAGATCCCGAGCAGTATTTCACACCCGAAGTTCTTGCCAAACTAGATAAACAGGCGCAGAAGACGTTCTTGTATGGAGCAGACGATGACGGAGAAGCTTGAACATTCTGTATTAAGAAACCTGCTTTGTAATGAAGAGTATTTTCGTAAGGTAGTCCCCTTTATTAAAGGTGAATACTTTCAGGAACCATCAGAGCGAGTTCTCTTTGAGGAGATTCAAGATTTCTCTAACAAGTATGACAAGTATCCGACTAAAGAAGTCTTAATCATTAATCTAACTCAAAGGAATGATCTTACTGAAGAAACTTACACGCAAACTGTATCGTATATTAATTCGCTTGGTACAGAGTTTATCGAGACGAAGTGGTTGGTCGATGCGACGGAGAAATGGTGTCAGGAGAGGGCAGTATACAACGCCCTCCTCGAATCTATCAAAATCGCAGAGGGATCGGGTGAACAGGAAGTATCAAAGGATGCGATCCCAAGTATCCTACAGCAGGCTCTCGCAGTATCGTTTGATGAACACATCGGACACGACTACATTCAAAATGTAGACGAAAGATATGACTATTATCACCTTGAAGAGCATAAGATTCCCTTTGATATCGACAAGTTGAATCTAATCACCAAGGGTGGTATTCCTAACAAGACACTTAACGTTGCTCTTGCTGGTACAGGTGTGGGTAAGTCACTATTCATGTGTCATATGGCAGCAGCATGTCTTTCTATTGGATATAATGTTCTCTACATCACACTAGAGATGGCAGAAGAAAAGATTGCTGAACGTATCGATGCTAATCTTTTGAATGTTAATATCCAAGAGATTGGTGAGATGCCTGAAGCTATATTCAAAAGTAGAGTCAATGAGATTGGTAGGAAGTCTCAAGGTAAATTGATTATCAAAGAGTATCCTACTGCTGCAGCACACTCTGGACACTTCAAGTCATTGTTGAGTGATCTCTCACTTAAGAAAGACTTCAGACCTAACATAATCTTTGTTGATTATCTAAACATCTGTGCTTCATCACGATACAAAGGACACATTGTTAACTCTTACACCTATGTCAAAGCGATTGCGGAAGAGTTACGAGGTCTGGCGGTCGAACATGACCTACCTGTTGTCACTGCTACTCAAACTACTAGGAGTGGTTTTGGTAATAGTGATGTTGACCTTACAGATACTAGTGAATCTTTTGGTCTTCCCGCTACTGCCGATCTTATGCTTGCTCTCATATCTACTGAAGAGTTAGAGCAGTCAGGTCGTATCATGATCAAGCAACTCAAGAACAGATATAACGATGCTGCCTATTACAGACGCTTCACTGTAGGCATTGACAGATCAAAAATGAAGCTGTATAATGTCGATGACTCTGAAGGTGATATCTTATCTTCTGATGCTCCCGAAGAAGAGACCATGGACCGCCTAGATGATATCTCTGACAGGCAATCTAGACTAGACAAATTTTCCCAATTCGTAATTTAAACATGACCATTCAATTTGAACGCTATGAAGAATTTGTGGCAGCAGTTACTTCAGAGTGCTCTACAAATTTCGTTGACTTTGCTGATCGTATTGGTGCTCTTGATAGACAAGGTGCCAATATTGAGAGACTTCTTACTGCTGGGGTTGGAATTAATGCTGAAGGGGGTGAGTTCCTGGAGATCATTAAGAAAATGGTCTTCCAAGGAAAACCGTGGAACGAAGATAATCGTGAGCATCTCATTATTGAGTTGGGTGACGTTATGTGGTATGTTGCTCAAGCTACAATGGCACTTGATATTTCCTTCGATGAGGTGATTGAAACTAACGTCAACAAACTCAAGAAGCGTTACCCTGGTGGTGAGTTTAACGTTCATAATTCAGAAGTTCGTGCAGCAGGTGATCGTTAAAATATTATAAAGAACCCTCCATTTGTGAGGATTTCGTGATAATATAGATATGTCAGCAACAAACTGCCAATGATCAACCTGCATGAAAAATTTAATCACTACCTCCATACTAATAAGACACCTGATTGTGGAAATATTAACGATAGCTTGATTGGGTATGGTTGGCGTGATGATGGTAAAAAGATTGTAGGATACTATCTCTTGACCAAACGACATAGGCATCATTACACCTTGACTCACGAGTATGTTGGTAAAGAATCTAACTAACTTTATACCTCCTCTAAATATTAGGGGAGGTTTTTTCGTATGAAGTTAGCAGATCTCTGCCGTAATGGCAAAGAATATGACATGCGTATCACCAAGATGATCAAGAAGGTTGCTTCTGGTGGTCGGTTTTTGCTTGATGATAGCATGGGTGATGTTGAAGTTTATGACGTTACAGTCACTTTCAAAGATGGAAGTGCGTCTTCGTATGATGCTGCACATTTACAGGATACTGCTATACAAAGGTATCTGCGGCAGGACATTTTGTCGCTAGCAAACAATGGTGGTTTTCGTGGCAAGGGAAACATTGAAGTGACTGGTGCTGTTAGCCATACACCACACGTTGCTACCTTTGACTTCCAAGATTTAGTAAAGACAGCAGAATTTGGTGGTCAAGGTAAGAAGGGTGGTAAAACAAATAAAGGTAATGACTATGAAAAAGATCTCTTCACTAGTTGCGAGCACTACTTTGAAGAGGGTGGTCCTTACCCAGAGCATGCAAAACAAATCATTGAGAAGATAACTAAAGCAACAAGACTTACATACAAGGGTGCTAAACACGCTGGTGGTGACAATAGTTCTAGACCATTGCGGATGAGAAATACTAATGACATATACATCTCTGCGGGTGGTTCTAGTTCACTGGATATGGGTAAAACCCTGACTGATATTACATTGTTATTCGGACCAGCAAACGGTAAAGTAACTAAAGAAATTTATTTGTCAGTTAAGATGGGAGACACGCTGTCTTTCTTTAACTGTGGTGTTAGAGGTGGTGGCAAGGAAAATTTGTCATTGTTTCCAACTAGTGCTTTTAAAACGGGAGTGATACCACCAGCTGGTATGACATATTTAAATATGTTTGGTATCAATCCTGAAGATTTTAAGACAGT